CCGTATCGCTCTAGACGTCTATGATCCCATTACCGTAATACAGGTGCTGCAAGGTGGCAACGTAGAGAGCGATACGGTAATAACTGGCGTCGCTTATGACATTACCCCTAATTCTTTTAATACTACTTTTACCACCGCGCAACCGTTCGCGAGTGGGTTCGTGCTAGACTCTCTAGTAGATGGCCTACTAGATGAGGACTCGCTCGCTTATTAAGGAGAAAAATGGCTGCAGGTTTAGGATTTAAGAATTTTCAGACAGGAGAGGTACTTACCTCCGCGGACGTAAATGGCTATTTAATGCAAGGCGTCTTAGTTTTTGCTAGTGAAGCTGCTAGAGATGCTGCTATAACATCACCGCAAGAGGGACAGTTTGCATACACAAAAGATAATAATAGTCTCTGGTATTACACAGGCAGCGCGTGGGCAGCAAGTGGCGCGACAGGCGATATAGAGGGCGTAACAGCTGGTACAGGTATTAGCGGCGGTGGCACTAGCGGCACAGTAACTATTACTAATTCTATGGCTACTGCAATAGATGCTAAAGGTGATTTAGTAGTAGGAACAGGTGCGGATACTTTTGCACGGCTAGCCGTAGGCACAAACGGCCACACACTTGTAGCGGATAGTGTTGAGGCTACTGGTCTTAAATGGGCTGCGCCTTCGGTAACAACTTTGCCTGCTTTTGGTGTAAAGAAAAATGCAGCTCAAAGTTTAACTGCTGCTGTTACAACTAAATTAACTTGGCAAACTGAATTATTTGATCCTGATTCCAAATTTGCTTCAGATAGATTTACACCAGGAGTTGCTGGCTATTACCAAATAAACGCAGGGTTAGAAGGAAGTGACCCTGCTACGACTTATGATGGAACTATTTTTATTTATAAAACTGGCGTTGCGTATGCATCGGCAGCAATGATTGATATGAGCTTTACCCAACCTAAATTAGCGGTTTTGCTTTACTTAGATGCTTCTGATTATGTTGAGGTTTATGCAAATCTAAGCACAAATAGCGATGTAGGTAGTGGAAATTCAACTTATTTTAACGGCGCAGGAATTAGGAGCTAAAATGAACTTGATGGAAGATTTAATTAAATTATTACCAGATTTAACTAATATAGATTTTTGCCCAACAAGAGGCTCAATACATTTAAGGGATGATTCTGATGGAGTTGGCCCATATATTGAAAAATGGGAATACAGCAAGCCGATTCCAGCAGGACTAAGCCTAGGCAAACCTACCGCCTAGGCACAATCCCTCAAGATAGTTCCTGTCTATGGTAGACGACATTTATCCCATAACTAGGACTATCGACGATCATATAGACGACTTTGAGGCTGTAGGCTTATAGCTATGGAAAAGAGCGCTAACGGATGGCCTGCCTCTGCAGATGCAGAAGCGATTAACATAGTTCGTAAGCGCGTCCCTGGTACAGATCTAAAGCTGCGTGTAGCTAAACCTGTAGCGCCTTTACTAATTGGTTTTGCTGCAGAATTTCATAAGCTAGTCGAGCCTATAGATGAAAGTAAAACCCTGGACGACTGGGGCTATTGCTATCGCAAGGTCAGAGGATCTAATACCGTAGTCTCTAATCACAGTAGCGGTACAGCTATAGATCTAAATGCTACTCAACATCCTCTAGCGGCTGTAGGTACTTTTAACGAGGAGCAAGTAAGGGTAATTAACCGTTTATGCCGTAAGTATGGTCTAAGATGGGGCGGTAATTATCGTAACCGTAAGGATGAGATGCATTTTGAGATAGCTCTAAATGCAGTGCAAGTCGAGACCTTGATAAGAGGTTTAGAAATGGAGACCGATGAAGGCGAACCAGAAAAAACAGATCAAGACAGCGCAAGAGGTGGCGGCTTCCTGGGCTCGCGCCGCGCTTAGCGCAGCTTTAGCTTATTACTTAGCTACTGGCGACGTAACGATAAAAGGTTTAACTAGCGCTGCGGCAGCTGCCGTATTACCGCCTCTTATGCGGTATCTAAATCCTAAGGATTCTTTAGGACGTGGATAGTCTTTTAATTCAGCTAGGCGTTATAGCGGCTGCGACCATATCAGGGGTAGCCGCTATATTCGCCTCACGTGCAGAAAAGAATAGCCGCCCAGTCTCTAACGGTTTTGCCGATGAAGTGTTAGGCGATTTACGAGAGCTACGGCGTATGCTTTTCACGCATCTCAAAGACCACGATCGAGAGGGACAAAATGCAAAAAAGTGTATTCATTGTACCAACCAGGGGAAGGCCACAAAACGCAAAAAGGCTTCTTAAAGCCTGGAAAGATACGAAAGCTGTAGCAGATTTATATTTTGTCTGCGATATAGATGACTGGTCATTACGCGATTATCAAGCGATAGATGACATAAATATAATAACTAATCACATAACCGCCGCTGGTATGGCTCAGCCTCTTAATATGGCTGCGATGATTTTACTAGACGATACTAAATACGATCGCTATAACTATTTTGGATTTTTAGGCGATGATCACTTACCACGTACTGATTTCTGGGATTACCTATTAACATTACAGATACCAGGTAATAGACAGGGAATAGCCTACGGTAATGATTTACTGCAAGGAGCTAATTTACCTACTGCCTGTCTAATGACTCGAGGCATCGTAGAAAACCTTAAAGGTATGTGTCAGCCTAAAGCTAAACATCTATATCTAGATAATTTTTGGAAAAAACTAGGACAAGATATTAACGGCCTGTTTTACTCAGAAAACATAGTAATCGAGCATATGCATCCTTTAGCTAGCAAGGGTGCTATGGATGACCATTATGCACGCGTTAACTCTGAGCAGTATTACAGCCACGATAGATTAATCTACGAGGACTTTATTAATAGCCAATTTTATAAAGACCTAGTAGTAGCTTTGTCGTGAAAATATTAATTACTGGTCATAAAGGATTTGTAGGCCGTCATTTTTGTTATGCGTTACGAGACCATAACATTACATATGTCGACATATTAGACGGCATAGATGCTAGAGACTTCTTTAGACGTGATGACACCTATTTCGACCTTTTGATACATCTTGCGGCAGTCGTAGGAGGTAGGCAGACTATCGAGGGTAGTCCGCTATCCCTGGCGGTGGATCTATCAATAGATAGCGAAATGGCATCGTGGGCGATGCGTACACAGCCTGGACATATTCTTTATTTTTCCTCTAGTGCTGCATATCCTGTAGAGCTACAGACATTAGAGCTAAAAAGGATGCTGACAGAAAACGATATAAACCTTAAAGATATACGTCTGCCAGACTATACCTACGGATGGGCTAAATTGACTGGAGAGATGCTCTGCGAGCATCTAAGACGTGAAGGCCTAACCGTTACTGTACTTAGACCTTTTAGCGGTTATGGTGAGGATCAGAGCCTGGAATATCCATTTCCTAGCTTTATGGAAAGAGCTGGTCGTAAGGCCGATCCCTTTACCATCTGGGGATCAGCTCTAACTACTAGGGACTGGATACATATAGAGGACATAGTAGAGGCCTCTTTACTATTGGCTAAAGACCGTATGAGCATAAACGTAAACCTATCGACAGGCAGGCCTACGACCTTTATGGAGCTGTTTAACCTAGTAGCTCGTCAGGTGGGCTATAAACCAGTCGTAGAGGTTGATGAAGGCGCTCCTAAAGGCGTCGCCTACCGCGTAGGTAATCCAGCGCTGCTAAACAGCCTGGGCTATAAGCCTAAAGTGACCCTAGAGGTTGGCGTGTCGCGCTGCCTCAGTGTCTGGAGGCAGTAGTACCATTAAGGGGTCTGGAACCCCTCAACCCTCCAGACAAAGGGACAGAAATGATTAATTTCGTAAAAGAGTACACAGATTTATTTATATGGCTGTGTGCTGTAGTTATCTTTATTTGTGGTTATTACATAGGCCATTACTACGGTCATCAAACAGGATTCGTACGTGGTCGCGTTGCAGCTCGTAGGCATCCATCGCTAAGAAATGAGCAGCGATGACACTTATACAAAATTACGCGATAACCTATGCAGCTCTAGGCTTAAA